AAGTACAGGAGATGATTGATGATGCCATACGAAGACATAATCGTAATGCTGCGATTATTTCAATGTGTGTTGGTTGGGTTGTTCTTGCTCTTTTTGCTGAAGGTCTTCTTCGACTTATTGGAGTAATACCACCAATGTTTACTTGGTTAAACCTTTCACTTAAATAAATGGAACATTTACTAGGAATATTTTTATTAGTAATAGCAATTCCTTTCGTGTTTACTACTTTTTATTTTGGAACTCGCGGAGGATACTACGATTCTGATGACTACAAAGGAAACGGAACAGCGCACTAATGGAAGCAGAAGAAAGATTTACGGAAGAAGACGAAAAGAAACTTCAACAAGCAGTTCAATTTTTAAGGCACAGGGAGATGTGTCAAGAACCATTCGATGGATACTGGACAGAGGAAGAAGAATGAAGTCACTAATTCTTATTGCTTGTTTTTTACCTGTGGTTATTATCTACATAGTAATGAAGTTATCTGTGTGGATTGCTGCCGTAAATTCTGAAAACGATTATGTCAGAGAAGATGCCAAACGAGAACACGGATCCTATTTGGCAAATGCATATGCAGACGTTGATGAAGAGAAAGAGAATTATTGAAACAGCACAGACCATTGACAGAGCACTCTGGGAATGGTATTCTAATAAGGGACTTGAAGTTCCTGATTGGAAAACACAAGAAGATCCACAATGGTGGATTGATTATCTAAACGAACTTGGTATTGACCCAACAAACCCATAATGTCACACTTTGTAGCAGCAGCACTCAACAATCCAGTATTTCTTGGTATTCTAAGTGGTTCTCTTATTGTATTGCCCATAGCAGGTATGTGGGCAGTACACAAATACAACTGGCAACACTGGGCACCATTTGACAAGAAGCATAAGTAGTGCTATAATATTTCAGTAACGGGGCGTAGCTCAGTTTGGTAGAGCGCTGCTTTTGGGAAGCAGAAGTCGTAGGTTCGAATCCTGTCGCCCCGATGCATATATATTATCAACAATGAAGATTTATTCTGTGGAACACTGGCAAAACAACTGGGACACCTTGATCGAAAGAGTTGAGAATGGTGAACATATAGGAATCAGAAACGAAGAAAATGGGCATACAGCAGTTATGATTCCAGCAGACGATGAACTGCTGAGAATCTATACAGACCACGACGAAGCATCGTGACTTTATAAGAAGAATTCCTAAACGGGCAGGTTTAGCAATCTGGTGGAATGCTCGGAACTCATAATTCCGCGAAGGGGAGTTCGATTCTCCCAACCTGCATTGGACAGAAAACAACCTGTCCATATTGACTTTCTAAGTCAAACACCTTATAATTACAAGGTAATCAATCAAAGCAATGACACTTACTTCCAAGTTCAAAAAAGACGTTCAGACTCTTCGTGGCGCAGCAAACGGCGACTTTTATCTTGATGTAAAGAATCCGAAACTTTACAAAAAGGTTCGTCGTTACTATGAAAACGAAGGTGTTGTTTTTTCTGGAGATCCTATGGATGACTATGAAATGTTGATGGAGTATCTCTATCAAGATCTTGAAACTGTTGAGGTTGCTTGAGTCACGGACGGACTATAACAGCACTGGTTTATTATAAATAATAGTAAATCAACTACGGTAGTTATGCGCCAGTTTTATACTTATTGTTATCTGGATTCAAACAAATGTCCTTATTACATAGGAAAAGGAACTGGTCGTAGAGCATACCATGTTCATGATAATGTTTCTGTCCCTCCGAAAGATAGAATTCTTATTCTGAAGAGCAATCTTACAGAAGAAGAAGCATTTAATCATGAAATGTATATGATATTTTTACTTGGAAAAAAATCTGAAGGTGGTATTTTAGAAAATATTAATGATGGTGGAAGATACAACACTCCTCCGTCGTGGATTGGTAAAAAGCACTCCGAAGAAACCAAGAAAAAAATATCAAAATCTGTAAGTGGAAAAAATCATCCATTTTATGGAAAATCCTTAACAGAAGAACATAAAAATAAAATAAAAGAAACAAAAAGAAAAAATCCTCAATTTTTTTCAGAAGAAACACGTTTAAAATTATCTCTTTCAAAAAAAGGTAAAAAACGTGGTCCAATGAGTGAAGAAACGAAAAAAAAGATATCAGAAACAAAAAAACAAAATCTGTTAAGGCGACATGGAGAGTCGTAAAAAAAACTGGTCGGGACCCCCCCCTTTAGTCACGGAGAGACTTTAAAAGAACTGGTGGAGTCAATATGACCCTATATGAGTTTCTTGCTTCTCTCAAGAGCAAGTGGTGCGGATGGGATCTTACTCCCGCCTGGGATTTAGTTATTACCCAGTCAACAAAATAACTTGGCGAGCCTGAATATTACAAAGAGGGGTTTACAAGACCCCTCTTTTTTTATATAATAAATACAACAGAAATTTATTTTTTATATGAGTGAATATAAGAAGACAGCACTTGTTCTTGGTGCTGGTGGGTTCATTGGAAGTCATATGGTAAAAAGACTTCGATCAGAAGGATATTGGGTACGTGGAGTTGATCTCAAACGCCCCGAATTTTCACCTACGGAAGCAAATGAATTTATTCAAGGAGACCTGAGAGATCTTAACTTTGTAGAAAGAGTTATTACTTTCAAAGGTTATCTTGGAAACTTTTATCACTTTGTAGCATCAAAGTATATTGATACCTTTGATGAGATCTATCAGTTTGCTGCTGATATGGGTGGAGCAGGATTTGTTTTTACTGGTGAAAATGATGCAGACATCATGCATAATTCTGTTACAATTAATCTGAATGTTCTCGAAGCACAGAGGCAACTTAATGATTTTAAAGGAACAAACAAAACCAAAATCTTCTATTCTGGATCTGCTTGCATGTATCCAGAACATAATCAATTAGATCCAGATAATCCTGATTGCCGTGAAGATTCTGCATATCCTGCAAACCCAGATTCGGAATATGGGTGGGAAAAACTTTTTTCGGAACGTCTTTATTTTGCCTATCATCGCAATTATAATATTCCTGTTCGTGTTGCCAGATATCATAATATCTTTGGCCCCGAAGGTACATGGGATGGTGGAAGAGAAAAGGCACCAGCAGCAATCTGCCGTAAGGTAGCATATCTCCCAGAAGAAGGTGGGACTATTGATGTATGGGGTGATGGACTACAAACACGTTCTTTCTTGTTTATTGATGAATGTATTGAAGCAACCCGTAGACTGATGGATTCTGATTTTATCGGACCAGTTAATATTGGATCCGAAGAAATGGTTACTATCAATCAACTTGTAGATACCGCAGCAAAGGTTGCTGGTAAGGAAGTAAGTAAAAATCATATTGACGGTCCTCTTGGGGTCCGTGGTCGCAATTCTAATAATGATTTGATTCGGGAAAAACTCAATTGGGATTATTCTCAATCTTTGGAAATTGGAATTGCAAAAACTTATGATTGGATTTTGGAGCAAATGTCAAAGTGAGAATTTCCATTGCAATTCCTACATGGGAATCTGATGGAAGAGGTTCCGAATTTATCAATGACCTTTTAAGAACTATTCAAATACAAACTTTTAAAGACTTTGAAGTTTGTATTTCTGACCATAGTTTGGATGATAGAGTTTTGAATGAAGTTAAAACCTTTCAAGAAGAATTCTCAATCGTTTATAAAAAGAACTATGATAGATTTGGAAATGGTCCTGCGAATACAAATTCTGCAATTGAAATGTGTTCTGGTGAAATTGTTAAAGTGATGTTTCAAGATGACTTTTTTTATGACGATGAATCACTTGAAAAAATTTACAATGAATTTGAGAGTAGCGATAAGATGTGGTTGGTGAACGGATCCAATCACACTCAAAATGATGGACTTTCTTTTTATTGGGACTTATATCCAAAATGGAATCTTGATATATTAAATGGAGTTAATACTATTAGTTCTCCATCCGTGTTGTCAGCAAGAAAGGAAGTGTTTGATGAGATTAAATTTGACGAAAGTTTAACTATGATGATGGATTGTGAATTTTATTACAATGCTAAAGAAAATTTTGGATATCCTATTTACTTGCATGATGTATTAGTTACTAATAGAGTCCACTCTGGACAAATATCGTCAAAGTATAATGAATCTTTAAACAGAGAAAAAAATTTAAAAGAAGAAATTCTTTATTGTAATAAAAAACATTTAAAATGAAAATAGCAGTAGTTACTTCTTCAGTTGAATGTAATAGTATTTTAAAACCCAATAAGTTTGAGGGCGTTGATTATCATGCTTTTACAGATTTGGGAGAAGTTCCTGGTTGGATTACTCATCCCATAATTAATTTTTCTTCTGACCCCAGATATAAAAATAGAAGAAATGCGAAGGTATATAAAGTCCTTCCTTTTGCATTTCTTCCAGATTATGATTACTACTTTTGGGTTGACTCAACACATACTCTTAGTGCCAACCCAGTAGAAGTTATTGAAAAATATCTTAATGAAAGTGATATTGCAGTTTTTAAACATCCAGAAAGAAACTGTGTTTATGTTGAGGGAAACTTTGTAAAACAAATAAAATTTGATTATCCAAATTTGTTGGAGGACCAACTTGATTTCTATAAGGATATGTGCTATCCTGAGAATAATGGTCTATATGAACTTCCCGTAAGAGTTCAAAAAAATACATCACTCACTCAAAAAATGGGATGGATGTGGTGGGAGCAAATATGTATGTTTTCATCTAGAGATCAAATTAGTTTCCCCTTTGTTTGTCATCAGCTGGGAATTAAACCAACAATACTTCCTGGAAGGGCAAATGGAATTGAGGCAAATTGTATAATGCCTCAAGTATTACACTCAAATCATAATAGGAGATTTCAATGAATATTTTAGAGCAAATTGCAGCAAAAGCAGAAAGAGGTGATACTGGTATGTCACTACATTATGGATTTTTATATTCTTGTGTAGTTGGATTGGAATCTAAAAACGTATTTGAGTTTGGTAGTGGATTTTCTACTCATGTAATTCTTCATGCACTCGAAAAAACTGGTGGAGTATTGACTAGTTGCGACATTACTGATCATATGGAAAATCCAAATGTTACTGAATACACTAAAAACAGTAATCGATGGAATTTTTATCATGGAAATAGCACTGAAATTTTTGAAGACATTGAGATGGAACAATATGATTTAATCCTTCATGATGGATCTCATGTAGGCGAAGAAGTTTTGGTAGATCTTAATAACATATATCCATACCTCAAACATGATGGAATTCTTATTACCCATGATACCAGACACCACACTTTGGGTGAGGGAATGTATAAAGCAGTTCAAGATTTTGTAAATGATAAAGATGTTGAATATGCCACCCTCCCTTATGGATATGGATTAACTTTTATTAGAAACAATGGAAATATGGATAACAAAATTAATCTATCATGGAAAAAGAAATGAAAGTTTTGTTTTGTGAACACCCAAGCAAGACTTTAAGAGGAGGTTATTGTTCTTACTATAGTGAAATATTTTATTCGTTGAAAGAAATATTTGATATTGATTATAAAAATTTTATACCTAGAAAAACAAGTGAGTTTGATGGGTATGATTTTGTTTTTTTGGGATTTGGTCATACTGATTGCAGTGAAGGAAAACCAACACCTCTTATCAGAGACAGTGAAGTTAAAATTTTTCCAATATTAAACAAAGAGTATACAGGTCTTTCTAACAAGTTAAATTGGATTAAAGAAATGGAAGCAACGGCTTCTTTTACCGTTCATCATGATATTGAATACTTTTATGAATATACTGGTATTCCCTTCCATAGAATTATGTGGTCTGCTAACGAAAATCAGTTTAAAGACTATGGAGGAAATTATAAGAATGATTTATTTTTTTCTGGGGTAACAAGACCAGAACAAACAGAAAATCTTAGAGAGA